AAAAGGCACCAATTAAGAAACCAGCAACCAAGAAAGAAGCAAAGTAATGACCGAGAAGAACTACGTTGTAAACGTAAAGAACAAGCAAGGCACCATCATCACATTCCGTGGAGACACAGCACTAGAACTCAATGAAAACATTGGCGCGTTCATTAACGCTGGCCTAGAGTTTGCCATTGGTAATGTCGAAGCGATCCTACTTGGCACATCAGCACCAGTACAAAACCCTGTTGCTACCGTTCAGGCAGTATTCCCAGAACATCAAGTTACTCAGGTAACATCAACAGTTCAGCAACCAGTACAGGATGCTAGTTCTGCAGCACCAGCAGGTGCAGTATGCCGCCATGGAAACATGACATGGAAGACTGGCATTGGTAAGACCGGTAAGGAATGGAAAGCTTGGATGTGTCCAGCACCACAGGGTGCAGCAGACAAGTGCGATCCACAGTGGGTGCGCTAGTTAGCCATGACAGTACGCAAAGGAACACGGGTACACCCTGCATCCTTTGACTTGGTACTCAAACTCAAGGATCACTGGGGTTTCACTTACGAAGACCTCAGTGATCTACTTGAAGTTACCCCTAGTCGAGTACAGCAGATAGTGTTACATCAACGTAGAAAGGGGACAGATCATGTTGACATTGGCGCAAGCAACTAGCAAGCAAAACGCTACCGTTCAACTATTACCAGATTTATTCCCTACCCTTGCAGCAAACGGGATCCGTTTCCGCAGAGGTCAAGTGACCATGATTGCTGGCCAACCTAACAGTGGCAAGTCCCTGCTCGCATTGTTTTATGCAGTGCGGGCAGGGGTTCCCACCTTGTATGTGTCAGCAGATACGGACGCATACACCACAGCAATTCGTGCAGCAGCAGTAGTTACCGGCAATAAAGTAAACACCATTGAAGAATCATTCAACAGTGGTGCAGGTGCAGACTTTTACCAAGACGAATTATCATCCTTAAAGCATTTACAGTTTTCATTTGATCCATCACCAACACTAGACGATATAGACTTATCCATTAAAGCTTACGGTGAATCATTTGGTGAATACCCACATTTGATTATCATTGATAACTTGATGAACGTAGCTGCCCTGCACGATAACGAGTGGACTGGTATGCGTGACATTGCTAAAGCAATGCACCACATTGCTCGACAGACTGATGCTGCAGTGTTTCTACTCCATCACACTTCAGAAGCGGAAGGTAAGCCAGACTTACCCCCTAGTCGTAAGAGTGTTCAGGGAAAGATTAGCCAGTTGCCGGAAATGATTTTAACCGTAGCGTTAGATCATGCCAGTAGCGAGTATCGAGTAGCTTGTGTAAAGAATCGTTTTGCAAAAAACAGTGCATCTGGTGATGATTACACTGTGTTGTATGCCGATGCTTCCCGCATGACTTTGTACAATGATAAAGTTGCAGTTCGTGCAGCAGAGTATAGGAGAGATTTAACATGAGTTACACACCATTTACCACCAAGCCATGCCCTAAGTGTGGCAAGCAGTCAGTAATAAACTTGTGGAATACAGACTATGAACGTTACGTTGCCGGTGCTTTGATTCAAGATGCGTTCCCTGATTTGCTTCAACCTATGCGTGAAATGATACAGTCAGGCACACATCCACAATGTTGGCTAGAGATTTTTGGAGAAAACAATGGCGAGTAAACAAGCAGCAGCAAAGGCAAGAGGAGCCACATTTGAAACGTCAGTGCTTAAATGGTTGCGAGGGAGAGGCGTTATGGCAGAACGGCTACGGCTTGCAGGCAAGGCTGATGAAGGGGACATCGTTTGCTTTGTGTCGGGATCACCTTACGTTCTTGAACTTAAAGCTACAGCAAAACTTGACTTGCCAGGATTTTGGCGCGAAGCGACAGTTGAGGCAGAGAACTATGCGAAGGCACGTGGCATCACTCCGACACCACCAGCGTATGTTATAGTCAAGCGCAGACAAGCCAGCATAGATCAAGCTTGGGTAGTGCAAACTTTAGAACAATGGATAGGAAAACACGATGAGTAACCTCACAGCAGTGTCATTGTTTGCCGGTGTGGGAGGCTTTGACCTTGCACTTATGGCTAACGATGTGGATGTGGTTGCGTCTGTAGAAATTGATGATCATGCACGGGGCGTACTTGCCCACAAGTTTCCAGAAACAAAACTATTTTCAGATGTAAAGGAAGTCACAGGAGATGAACTCATTGCAGCAGGATTTGTTCCAGAGCGAGGAATCATTGTTGGAGGATTCCCTTGCCAAGACCTCAGTGTCGCAGGTAAACGCGCCGGACTGGATGGTGCGCGTTCAGGATTGTATTGGGAAATTGTCAGACTCGCTGAAGAAACCAAAGCGAAATGGCTCATCCTTGAAAACGTCCCTGGTCTTCTCAGTTCCCAAGGGGGACGGGACATGGGAATTGTCATCGGGGCGTTGGTTGAGTGCGGGTATAGCGTCAGCTGGCGAGTGCTGGATGCTCAACACTTCGGAGTTCCCCAAAGACGGAGGCGTGTCTTCATCGTTGCGGGACGTACTGGAGCCGAGCGCGTTGGACAAGTACTCCTTGAGTCCGAAAGCAGCAGCGGGGATTCTACGCAGGGCGAACCGTCGAGGGAAGACATTGCCCGAACCGTTGCAGAACGCGCTTACACAGGTAGTATCATTGGATCCGACATTGTAGGTACACCGCAAGCTAGTGACTACAAGTTTCCACAGCAACAGCAAGTACATGAGAATAAGATTGTTGTGCAAGAACCAGCCCTTGCTAGTGGCAAGGACATTGCTAACTGCATTCCTGCCGAGTTGTACCATAAAGGTACAGTAGTTAATCAAGATGTGAACAATGGCCATCTTGTCATTCACTAAGAGTCGTAGAGCGCAAAGCGTTGAAGACTATGAGACGTGGATTGAGGGGGGGGTGTGTCCAACATTGAACATTTTTGATAACGGCACAGAAACCAGAGCAACAGTACTCATCATTGATGGCACACGTGTTGGCGATGTGCGTGTTTATGAAGATGATGTAATGCAAACCGTTATTCAACGGTGGGGTACAGGAGGAGGCAACGTGCCATACGTTTACCCAATACAAGGAACTGTCATTGGTCGATCAGATACTGCAGGTCCACAAGGAAAAGGCTTCGGTCAAGATGGAGACCCAATGTACACCATAGACACAGTTGGAGGACACGGAGTGGCTACCTACCCAATTCAGGATGGACGAGAAGTGGAAAAGAAACAAAACGGTTTAGGTGTAGGTGCTGACGGTGATCCGTCATACACACTAGACACTGCGTCAGTAACCTCTGCAGCCATAGCTTTTGATACACAGTTTGGTTCAAACGCAACAACGTTTGAAGACATGTCACCAACACTCAAAGCATCACAACAGTCACCATCGTTCGCTGCACAGTCAGTAGTTCGACGTTTAACACCAGTTGAATGTGAACGCCTACAAGGTTTTCCTGATGGCTGGACAGAACAACGCTTTGACTACAAGAAGCAGACAGTAATAGAACAGGCAGACTCAAGCCGATACAAACAAATGGGTAATGCAGTAGCAGTACCGGTGGTGAGTTGGATCGTAGCAAGATTGGTGGAAGCAGATGCTGATGACCGACAAGCCTGACCTAGCCCTAGTGCTAGAAAACTATGGGGCAAAAGTCCCAGACCGGCACGGCTACGTGTCTATGCGGTGCATACTGCACGATGACACACTAGCTAGTGCCACAGTAAACATTGACAAGCAGCGCTATCATTGTTTCGTATGCCAGTTTGATGGTGACGTTTACGATGTGGTTGCACACAAAGAAGGAATAGGATTTAAGGATGCTGTCGCTAGAGCAGAAGCAATTACTAACGGAAACCGCACAAAGGTATCACGAAGCACTGGATCCTCAAACGGCCTCTTACCTCAACGGGCGGGGAGTAACAAAGGAAGCCGCAGATACATTCCTCCTAGGTACAGTGCATGATCCTGCGCCTGGTCACGAACATGCTGTTGGGTGTCTTGCTATTCCCTATCGCACTCCTACTGGTATTGTTGGTATTAAGTTTCGCCGTGTTGATGGTGGTAGCCCGAAGTACATTTGGCCTACTGGCCAAAAGGTAGGGATGTTTAATGTTGTTGATCTTCATGCAGATTCGCCGGTCATTGCTATCTGTGAGGGTGAGCTTGATACTTTGGTTATGTCAGCGCTTGTTGGAGTCCCAGCAGTCGGCGTTGCTGGTGTTAGCCAATGGAAACCGCACTTCCCTAAAGTATTCGAGGGTTTTGACCGCATTGTTATCTTTGCGGATAACGACCTTAAGGAAGACGGCAGGAATCCTGGAATGGAATTGGCTAAAAGAATTAAGGAAGATTTAGATAAAGCTGTGGTGATTTCGTTGCCTGAGAATCAGGATGTGAATCAAGTGTTTTTAAATGGTAGTCGGGATTGGTTGCTGGAAAGGGCAATGGGATGATTTATTACACTGAGGCGTATGTTGAACAGAAACTTGCTGCTATTGAACGTGTGCGTGAACTGCACAAGTCACTGCCACTATCCTCCGTTATTGGTGTTATCTGTGATAATTGTGGTTTTGACTACCCTTGCCCTACCATGCTGGCGTTAGATGGTGAATTGTAATGACTTCAGGTATGGATCCACACATGGTAAAAGATTTTGCACAAGACATGAGCAGGGCATTGGCAACTGCCGAAGCAACATTAAGCACCTATGCAGAAAAAGAACGAACCATCAGACACATTATTGCTGACATGAAAAGCAATCATGGTACACATGCCAGTTACATTAAACGTATCGAGCAAGCGTTAGATGGTAAACAGTAATGTTCAACTATGATTTTTTTGCACAAGAATGGTCATACACTTGCAAAGCCTGCAACACAGACCTGTATGCACCAACACGCAAGCACATGGAAGGCAACGTGTGGATACACACACACTCTAGTGACTGCCTCGGAGGATGG